TTGTATCGGCCTGTGCCAGCTGTTCTATCAGGAACACGGCATTGATCTGGAATGGCGCGACGGCCGACCGATCGCCAAAGACTGGTATGTGCACGAACCATATCGACTGGCGCGGTTTATGCATAAGCACTTTATACGCGTCAAAAATGTCGATGATATGCAGTACGGCGATATAGTTTTATATGAAATCAACGGCGAAGGCCATACCGGAGTTTACGTTGGTGAACATAAAGTATTGACTGTCTTACAGCAGTTTCAAAAATCCATGATCGTCAGGCTCAGGCAAAACAACCTCTTTTTTAAAAGTGGTTACAGAAAGAAGGTGACAGCTTGAAAACATTTACTTTTACACCCAGAAGCGAAGTAAAACGCAGTGTCCAGTATCTGGACAGGACTATCGAATTTGAATCAGGAGCCTTTCAGGTACAGGAAATTGGCATAAATCCGATCATTACCTTTCAAATGACCTTTGAAAGCATGGCTGCCGAAATGGCGTCATTAGAAGCATTTTACATGGAACACCGCAAGTCGAAGCGGTTTTATTTTAATTATAATGGGGAGCAGTTTGTCTGCCAGTTTACCAGCGACTATGCACCCACTGATACCTGGGGATTTGATGAGCGTGGACGCATTATCGGCAAGATTTCTGTAGAGCTGACATTGAGGGTGGTCAATTTATGAAAATTCTACCTATCAGCATGGCAGCAGCCAAAGAGCAGTCCAGCTCTTTTTTTATTGAACTCTATGTGCTGCATCTAAAAACAGGCATCATCCGTATCTGCAACTGTGATGAGGTCATAACCTTTGGCGGTTGTGATTATTAT